ATAGAACTCCATCTTGCGTTCAAATAAATCTTGTTCTGGTTCAAATTTAGCGAGTTTAGGATAAATGTGGAAACCCAGTGCATTGTAGGCACAGGCTCTAGTCAATTGGCTAGCAGTGTATAGATCTTCATCTGGCTCATTGCTCATAGTGAGTTTTGCCAAATCATAAATGCCATTGTGGTATGTAGGCCACCAACGGATTCTTAGGTCTCTAAATACGTCTTGTTGTGCTTTTGTGATTTCTGAATCAAAATCAGGTATACCAAAATCTATAATGTCTGGTTCATATTCCTGAATGTCAGATATAGTTGCTAGTGTTATCGCCATAGGATACTGTCCTTTAAGTTACGCCATTGGGTCCTTCCCAAGCCGCTAATTTGTTAACAGTATTATTTAGCAGTTTGGTAGGAAACCATATAGTTTTCAAAAGAAAAGGGCGAATTGCTCCGCCCTTTCCTAATACTATACGTCTAACAATTATTAGATAACTGCTGCCGCGTCAGTTGAGATAGTAACTCCGTATGCGTCAAAAAGTTCTAACACACCGTAAGCCATAGAACCTACGATTTCAGTTGCTCTTAATGAAGCATCTCTTTGAGTTTCAATTCTCATATCACGCTTTAACATATAACCTAATGCGTCTTGAGTCATTACAGCACCGTGGAAGTTGCCTGTTGAATCACCGCTAATAACAGTAGATTCAAAAATGTCAACACCAGCAATTCTGCCAATAAAGCCACTTTCTAATGCTCTGTTACCTACATCACTTAGATTGTGTGACAAAGTTGCACCAGCATTTGTTAACTCTTTCTTAATGTCAAATGCTTGGAATGGGTGTAAAACAGCAACATAACCACCGTTTTGGTCTGCTTTGTTGTTTTTCAAAGTTGCCGCTGCCTTGAAGATATCTTCAATACTTACGGCTGCACCAGTTTTGTTGATTGCATTTGAAAAACTACCAAATAAAGCCGCAATATCTGTGTCAACTTTCTCAGCCATAGCCGCACCTAATTGTCTACCAACTGCTGCCGCTGTGTCATCTGCTGATGCTTCTTCTAACAAGTCAGTAAGTGTAACCATAACACCAACTTCTGATGCTGTGATTTCTTTCTTAGTTGTTGCGAAAGCAGTGTTTGATAGGTCTGACCCATCACCTACCGCTGCGGCAGATACCGCTGGGTAAATTGGAACTTGTGCTGTTAAGCCTGGAGTTCCTGTCATATTGTAATTTCTTACAAGAGGACGGATAATAGACTGCTCGTTTAGTGTAAACAAAGCAGACTGCATAATGTTTGCGTAAAGAGCATCTGCTCCTGATACGCCTGTGTCAAATTCATTCGCCATAGTTATTCTCCTTTAGATAGCAAATTATACGCGAATCCCTTTTGCCTGCATTATCTCACGATAACGCTTACGATGTTCAGGATTCTGCATATTAAGTTTAGTAACATCGTTATCTACCACAGGATTTTGTTTGCCTACACCTTGTCCAGTTCCAGAACCTTGTGGTCCTGCACTAACAAAATGAGGATTTGCTGTAAGGAATTCATTTACCAAGTTTGATACAGTTAATGCGTTACCATTATCATCATATCTTACCTGTCCGTTTGTGTCTACAACATCAACGCCACCTGCATCATTAAGTTTCAAGTTGCCTTTAAGCAATGAAACCACTTGCTGTGGATTTACTGCTCTTTGGTTACTTGCCTCACCTAACAGTGTGCCGTCAACCTTGATAGAATGCAATTCACTTTCGTATGTTTGTATTTTAGAGTTAAACTTTTCAGCCTGCTCTTTCAATAGTTTTTCATACTCTCCACGCTTCTCCATCTCTTGGGTCTTGCGTTGTTCTTCTGCTTCTACCAACGTATTGTAGTGGTCCAAGTCAACATTTGAATATTTCTTTTCAAACTTTGCTCTTTCCCTTGCCACTCTCTCTGCGATGATTTTATTCACTTCATCTTGAGTAAGTGTATTGTTTTCCTTAACAACGTCCTGTGTTGCTACCTGCTCTTTAACCTCTGGTTGAGATGCAGTTGTCTCAGTTTCGTTTACCGCTGTGTTTTCTGCGTCCATTTTATGTCCTCTTTATAATTGGTTGAGTTCTACCACCTGCCCTCTTTTGGCAGTATGTTTTATTATTTATGCCTTTGGGCACAAATTCCTTTATTTACGACGTCTTCCGCCACGTGATTTCTTGTCTTTCTTCTTTTTGCCACCACGTGTGCTTTTACGTCCACCTCTCATAGCCATAATCGCTCTCCTTATGTTTCTACTTCCCAGCGAAAAGGAACTATATCCTTTTTGCGTTCTAGTATTTCAAGCCTGCGTATTTTTGTTAATTTGCCTATTTCAAGTAAATTGTTTCTTGCCCTTACGCCTGCTGCCTTTGAGTCTTTTATTTCAAAGCGCCATACGTTTTCCTTATATTCATCTATAAGTTCACGCAGGCGCTTTTCTGTGGGGAGTTCATTGATGAAATCTCTTTCAGGAATAAACTTACCCATTGTCTCCCAATTCGCCCCCAGAATTGAATAATTGTGCTAGTTCAGGATGTAATGATTTTATTTCATCATCTGTATATCCTGCTTCTACCATTTCTCTTAAATGTGTAACCAAGTCGTCTGCAGAAGTTACAGGTGCGTGTAAAACACTGTCTTTTGCAGGTTTGTTTTCTTGTTTCCATTCTTGATACCATTCCTTAACATCTTCATATGGCATTTCTGTAATAGTTTCTAACAGCATCTTGTCAATCTTGTCAGTAATCATTTTATCTTCAGGTGCTGTTTCTTTTGCCATTTTCAACATTTGAACATCATTTACTTTGTCCTGTATTGAGAATGAACGTGGATATTGCACTTCGCCATCCCAAATTGTGCCTTGATACTCAGCCCATAGTCTCCAAATTTGTTCTTCTGCGTGTTCTAGATTCATTGCAAAATCTGCCAAACGTGCATTTAACATTTGGAATTCAGTCTGTAATCCCACTCCTGATAATCTACGACTTTCTACAGAGCGGATGCCTCCAAGTGAAGCCATTCTATCAATGCTTTCAACTTTTCTTTCAATTGCCTGTAGCACTGCCTCAATACTTGCCCCATCTGGTTGTAACAAATAAGGTTTTAGGTTGCCATCTAGGTTTTGTGGCATTTGAATAATTGAGCCTGCACCAGCCGCCGCTTCAGTATCTGCTGTTTTAACAAGTGACGGGTGATTTGTTAGTCTAATAATCTGTTCAATTTCACTTGACATCTCATACAGTTCTTTTTGTATGTCTGCAATATCACCAACAGGTGAAACACCAACACCACGTGTTTGACTTCTTGAAGCGTAAACACAAACTGCTGGCACTTTGCCAAGTGCATTTGGTATTGTCATTGCAAGTTCGCCTGTGTTGTTGTCTCCGTCTACAACGTAAACATTGATTTCTTCAGGTGTGTATTCTCTTACATACTGTCTGCCATTAACTACTTCTTCTTTTACTTTTAGATATGACAGTGTGTATAAACCATTAGGCTGTCTTGAATATTCCCAGTCTAACACATTGTCTGGTGTAAACATAGAAACATAAGGACGTATACCTTGGTTAAGTTCATCTGCTCTTGTAAATGTCTCTGCATTTGGTTTGTCTACGATAACCCACACGTTACCATATACCATAGCCATTGCACTTAGTTCTCTAAGGAACTGGGCAAAACTTCTACCATCTAGGTCCGCATCTGCAAGGAAAGGATTTAGTCCTGGAAGGTTTTCAATTGAGCCATACTGTCTCTTAGGTTCACGTCTAAACAAGAATGAGTTGTATATTCCAACAACGCTTTTTGTATGATTATCAAGTCCAAGCATTCTAAGTCGCTTTTCATAATCATCTCTTGATTCATAATAGTAGGGCTCTAAATACTTGCCTTGAAAGTATTCATACCCACCGTGATAAGAGTCACCTAAAAATACCCAACGATTAAGATAGTGTTTGTAGGCAGGATGTGCCTCCACTATATAATCAATGGCAAGTTTAGCGTCACCCTTAATTACTCTGTCTCTAATAACGGGCATCTAGTTCCATCTCCTTGCTTGATTGTTGTTACCTGAGAATGCCCATCTTTGTGGTTCTTGTGGTGCATATTCAGTGCGAACTGGATATAGGAAATCAACCAAATAGCCTACTGCGTCTGCCATATGATCCAGTTTTCCGTCTTTGTCTACGACGTTAGTTCCTGGTTTGTATACCATTTTTTCTAAACTGTTTATAATGTTCTTACATCTAGGATCAACATACAGTCCAATGTCTCCCCTTGCGTTCTTTAATTTACTATTTACTGCATTGATTCTGTCACGAACAGGAGTGTGGCTATTTCTTACCTGCACATTGAATTTTGCATTCTGTAGTATTGAAATATCTGTTTTACCACCTGCTGATGTTTTTCTTTGTTTGCCTGCAGGATCTGGAAATATATTGATTCTTGAATTTGGATATCTACGTCTTAGTTCATCACAGGTATCTTCTGTGCTTGAACTATCCAATAACAGTTCATCAATAAAATATACACAACCATTTTCAATAACAGCAATGGCGCTTGAAAGTGCGCCTACGTTAAAGTCTTGTCCTATGTATATTTCAGTAACGTCTGGATTTGGATAACTCTTAAGATGTCTTTCTCTATCAAAGTTATAGTATACCATACCACTGTATGTGTTGAATGTTGCAAGGTATTCTTGTTGAAATGTTTTTTCATCCATATCACGTCTTGCATCTTCAATCTCACCTGAAGGCACATTACCTCCATCCAGTGTTGTATAAGTCCACGCTTCCCACCCATCAGTCGTTAACGCCATTGAATACATCTCGTGGCTAAAAGATCCTACTCCGCGTGGTGTTCCTGTGAACAGTGCGTGTCCCTTTTTGTCAGATAGTGTGGGACGACAGACTTCTGTCCATACCCTAGGATCTATATCCTGAAACTCATCCATTACAATAAAATTCAATCCAACGCCTCTAAGGCTGTCTGGATTATCTGCACCTTTAAGGTGTATAACGCTTCCATTCTTTAATCTTAATTTTA